TTGGAAACCCCATACACGGTTCTGTGGGAATGTCAAATCGACATAGCCAGCAGGGAAGTAAGGAACTTCCTGAACATCAATACCAAGAACACGAGTGGTACGAGCGCCACCAAATGTCTGTCCACCACCTGAAAGGTAGTCTTCACGACGGCCTGGTGTACCGCTAACTCTTGGCATAAGTGCCTCAGAGATAGCATCTGCAAGTGTACCGTTGTTCTTTACAATGTTTGCAAAGATATCTGTACCTGCGTAGAACTTGAGTCCTGACTTGATGGCACGGTACTTGCGTGGGAGAGCATAAATGATCTCCTGCATTACCTCAGGTGTCCATCCTCCTGTTGTATCAACAACTGCCTCGTGTGAATCTCCAGCGGTTACCTGATTTACGAAACCGTTCATGATACCAAGGAATGGGTCTGCCCCTCCGTTACCATTGATGGCAAGATCCTCAAGGTCGTTACCGAATGAGTTTGTCATCAAACGAACTAAGTGGTCTTCAAGTGCTGCACCTTCGATGTTATCTTCAAGTGCCTCAGTTGAAACCTCCCAGTCAAGACGAATCTTTTTTGTAGTAAGTTCTACCTTTGTAAATGTTGCACCAGCGTTCTGGTATGTACCAAGTGCCTGTGATGCTGCACGAATAACACGCTCACCTACGTTGATCTTTTCAAGTTCAATCGTGTTTGCACGCATTGTAACTCTACGACCATCTTGGGCGAGAACTGTTGCATCCCAAACATAGTCAATAAATCGACGTGCTTGTTCTGGGTTGAGAATACCACCGGGTGCTCCAACTGGATTAACTGCGTTTGGGCCTGCTGTACTTCCATAGTTTGCAACAGGAATGTTACCTGCTGTTCCATATGGATCACCACCCGCTACTGGAGTAGTGCCTCCGATACCAAGGTTGGCTACTGCACCCTGACCCTGATATAGACCTGGGTTTGGATCGCCATACTGTCCTGCACCACTTGGCTGGTTTTTAATAATTTCTTCTTCTTGTGCCATTTTGTTTCACCTCCTGAATTTTTTCCTGTTTTATTTAAATAAATCGGCATTTTTGAGGAAACTGCCGCCCCACAATGATTTTTTAATCATTACTGGTTCTTCCTGCAAGATCTCGCCAAGATCAGCAGACTTACGGAAAGCAGTGTCCTTTTCCACAGCGTCCACGCGCTTTCCAAAACTATCTTTCACTTCACTTACCTCATTGCTGACTCCAGCGATTGCCTTGTTAATGCCTTCAATCTTAGCATCAAGAGCCTTTACTGTTTCAGCAAGAGTAGAGAGTGCAGATGTGAGATGATCGTTAATGGTGTCAATCATTTTGGTTGTAGCATTAACATCTTCTTCACTTACTGCTGCTGGCATATCAGCCTTCATGGTGTAGCAGTCGCTGCAAACCCCGCCCTTCATAGTTGAAGTAGAGCATCCTTTGCCGCATTCGCTACAATTTTCCATTGCCTTGCTGACATCTGACTCTTCTTCTGAATCATCCATGTCAATCTCTTTTGTAACTTTGACCTCAGTAGCCTCTGTTGCGTCATTGACGCTGACTGGGATAGCATCCTCCATTGTTGGGTTCACTTGATCCTCACTCATTGACTTTTCAATCTCATCTACAATGATAATATCTGAATTCATCTTGCTTACCTCCTTTACCTCTGATTTACTAATCGCATTAACTGTTTCTACTAATGAAATATTCTTAATAACGCGACGACTTGTTGGTATAATTATACCGTCCTTTTGTGAGTATAATTTGATTATCACAACTGGATCGTCTGCTTTTGCCATAACGGCAACCTCTTCAGACGAAAGTCTTGCTCCACCCTTAAACACTAAGTCAATTACTCTTCCATAACCATCATCAAACTTAACGTATGAATCAATTTCAATGTTCTTTTGAATTATGCTTTTCTTTGTATTAGTGATGATTCCTTTTATCACCGATGTCTTTTCTGGATCATTGCTTTCTACGAAGCCAATGTTTGACATAGCCTTATCGCATTGAGGGCAAGCCTTATTCGCTCCATATGACATTTGAATAACATCATCTTTTCTGCACCAAAATACATTTTCAATTGTTGCTTTCATTAGGTATCCTGTTCCTTGACCTTTTTCAATACTGATAACGTTAGCAAATTGATTTGCTGGATTGTCAACTAAAGAAAGTTCGCTAAGTGAATACTCTTTAATTACTTGATATTTTTTATTTAACTCTTCATCAAAAACATCTTCTGAGTCATGAACTTCTCCACCTATTGAAAATGCACTAAGAGTTCCATCAAGTACTTTTTCCCATGTGTCTTGAGCACCCTTGCTTACATAAGCGGATACATAGATTCCATTGTAGGACTTATTGCTTTCTTCATCAAAGTATGTTTCTTCTTTGAAGGAAACTACCTTGCCAACAGAAATTGGCTGATGCATCTCCCTTATATTTCCTCTAAACGATTCAAAGGCTTTTACTGATGCTTCAAGTGGAACAATATCACCTTGTCTGTCAAGGTTGTCTAGTGTTGCAAACCCATGTACCATTCTTTTTTCTACATCTATCTTAGAAATAGGGGTAGAAAAAATAAGGTGATTACCACTGATTGCTGTTTTAGTTTCTTGAAATTTAATCATGACTACTGTAATTATAACATCATTTTATAACGATTTCGTTATGATGTCTTTGCCCCTTCACCTTTTGGATTTCTTCCCGTTACCGCAGCAGCACCATCAGACTGATTATTTGATCTTTCTGCATCTCTTGTCTTGTTCCCCGCCATATTTCCTTTAGCATCTGCTGCTTGTCTTGGGTTTAATTCAAGAGGAACATCTCCACCATCTCTTTGTGGATATCCAATCTTTTCACGAACTTCGTTTGGAGTGAGAACTTGATTCTTTACATATCTTTCATTAATCTGTGAATCTGCAATTTCATCAGTAAGACTGATTTGATTGAAACAGAGTCTAATGATGTCTGTTTTCTCTTTAATAATCTTGTTTACAGCCTTTTCAACATACTCCTGTAATGGCTTTGCAACTTGATCTCTGAATGTCCTATCTTGACTCATTGCCGCAGCAGTTCCACCTGAACCAGTACCACCTAACTTAGATAGTGGTACTTGATGCGCCATAAGGATGTCGTCACGATTACGTAAGCGATAGTCGCTGAATGATGCCTCTTGTACACCATTCTCTACAGGATGCATGTCAAACTCTATCTTACTTCCCTCGCTATCTCCAGGAAGCGGAATGTAAAGGGTTCTGTGTGATTGACCCTTCAGTCCGGTTTGGAAGAAGCGGAATAATTTATCCTCTGCTTCCGCAGTCAACTTAGCACCTTTAACGGTAATGATATATCGTGGAACGGCCTTGTTCTCAAAATAATCAATATTATACTGAGCAGCCATTTGATCCCCACGAAGAGATGTCATTGCGGCAACGATATCTGGAACACCGTAGAACGTATTGAGTGGAGAGTATTCTTTAAGGTGAATAACCTCGTTAGGTCTGTTATCAGTTGTAACTGGATTTGGGTTAGTAGCACCAAAATTCCTAAAGTATGTAATCGTTCCTGCAATAATTTGAATATACCCATCATGAAGACGACGAACACGCATTGTGGTTGAGGGGATGTGACCAATATACCCAATATCGCCAACCACCGTCCTACCAATTTCAATGTATCCGTTTCCAGTTGCTTGCATATCTGTGACCACTTTTTCAAGAGTTTTTGTTAAACTATCATCATCATTGCAACTTTCAATCCAGTTAGCCAATTCAATCTTTAATTGTTCAATACGTTTTTTGGCTTTCTTTTTTGCAGACTCACTTGATGTTGCTTCTAGTTTAAGCAATGTTTCTGTTGTCATGTCAAACTTATATCCAAGACCAACTGTATTTGATACTTTTGTATCTATCGCCGCATGGTTAGCAAATGAAGTATCGTAATAAGATGAAAGTTCATACAAGTTGTATGGAGGAGTAATTAAGTCAAAGATTCCGTATCCATTTCTATATACCTGCCCAGGATTAATTCTCTTTGAGTTTGCATCTCCACTTTCTGACTGACCGATTGCATTTGCTTCAGATAAGTATCTTTCAGATATTTGACCATCTGCTTGACGAGGAACGTTATTAATTGTTGTGTTTGCTTTTTCAGTGCGAGCAACTCTACGCTTAAAGTTTTTGTCTATTCCGTTAAAACCAATGAGGGATTCCCAACTCTTATTGAATGGATCTGAATTTAAAAATTCATTCTCAATGATAGCGTCTGCTAACTTTGCATCAATAAGGAGTTCAGACATTATTCGGCATCTCCATATATAGCAGCAGTCTTCTTTGCAGCATCAATTGCACCGAGGTCATTCATTGATGGAATCAATCCTTGATCAAGACGATCAAGTTGTTCGTCATACTCTTCATCTGTGGCTCTGTTCGCACCAGCATAAAACCATGCTTCACCATCTGGTTGACCGTATGATGCTGCTGCTTGACGTATTTTTGACATTTGACTGATATCTCCTTTTACGGAAGGTATGTTAAGCATTCTGCCTTCTCCATCTTTAAAAAGGTGACCATTGGGTAGTCTCCAAAAATAAAGACCCCACTCATAGCCAAACATATTACGCTGACCAGAGCCTTTATCTATATGCGTTATCTTGCTCTTACCAATTTTTGGGTTTTTTGTATTACTCATAACCACAATTGTACCAGACTACGCAGGTTTTCTTGTATCCTGTGACCAAACAGTATCGGAATATGCAGAGAACCCATAAGATCCTATAGATATACCACTTTCATCATCAATTACTTCTCTATTTGTACCAAGATATGATTGATAAATATTTTCTGGGGTAAGGATGTATGTAGTTGTTTGATCAAGAACATAAACATCTCTCCAAGTTCCATTATCTTTCCAATAATCCCAATCATAGGTTGTTGGAGAATTTTGATATACCTGCCCCCAGTTTCTTGCAACAATTCCAACTTTCTTTCCAATACTCTCTTCCAAGTAATACGAAATGTTATTAAAATATGTTCTACCAAAAAGATTAATCCTTCCAACAAAGTTTGTAAACTCAAGTGATTCTTGAAATAACATGCCCAAGCAAGACCAATCGCCCATCCTTATTGTTGGAAGGTTTACATAGATTCCATTTTGATAAAA